GGCAATCTTCATCCAGCCTGAGTAGAGGATTCCCGCTCCAGGGGTATCGATCTTCCACGGAGTATTTGCAAGTTGGTTTGCCACTACTTTACCTCCCAGGAACTACGGCTGATGGGGCCTGGCTTAGCTTGTTAGCGGCAAGGTTCCCATCAGCCTGGTTACTACGGGTTAACTGCTAGCCCTTGATTTGCAGCTGTAACAACTTCGTTCCCAAGTACATAGGTCCGAAGCAAGTTACCAGCAGCTCCAATTGCTGTGATGCCGGCGAACATGCAATTCTGCAGCAAGATGGCTCCAGAGTTGCCTCCAGCGTTTGTGACCGCAGCTGCGAGGCTGGTGGCCCAGTTTGCGCTGAAATTCAGGAACGTACAGTTCTTGAACAGGGCGTAGTCCACTATGCCGTTCGCTGCAGCATTGGCAAGCATGACGGGAGTTGTTGCACTTGCCATGCTCAGAAAGAGGCAGTCGGTGAATTGTAGGCGGCCTGCACCGGAATCAAACTCTACGAGAGAGTTAGCGCCGCTTCGAGCTATGGTTGTCGTACCAAACGCGCAGTTGCGGAAGGTGCACTCCTGGGCTCCTGAGAGCTGCACGAGCATGAAACCGACTGTGGTAGCTTCCGTTGTGTTGAAAGGGCCGCCGAAGTGAACGTTCTCGAAGCAGTTGCGGGCTCCTGAAACCAGCCAGCTTACCAAGTTAGCGGCAGCTCCGTTACCATACATTGTGTAAATGTTGGCAAAGTAGTTACCGTAACCACTGACTGTGATCATTGGAGACATGTTTGTGGTTCTATGCCCAATACGAGCCCGCTTGTTCTCTGTCACAGGAGAGCAGACGCCGATGAGTGAGCAGAGGTTCTTGGACCACACGAGGCCGGCGGCAAGAGTTGCAGTGGCGGTACCGAACAGGAAGATTGTATCGCCACTGAGATCGGTTAGCAGGTTGTAAGCGCGAAGCAAGGTCTGTACCGCTGAACTGGGAGACGTTCCATCGTTCCCGTCACTTCCAGCTGAGGGGTCACAGAAGATGCACTTTGACTTGGGCCCGAAGTTCGGAATGCCGCCTAATTGGGGGATTCCAAAGGAGGTCAGGCCGTTAGGAAAATTTGTGAATGGCACTGATAAGCCTCCTTTGTTACTGGCCCGGGGATCCTGAGATCCCATGCCAGTACGTTACGCCTACTCCGAACCTGAAAAATACTGAATAGGCTGCGCCTTTGGTTGAGAACTCATCCTGTGAGTCGAACTCAGGCTGGGTTCTCCAGAAGTACTTGAGCGTTTGAGCCGCCCGCTTGGCAAGCAGCCACCAGGCAGTTGTGCTCATGAGATAGTGGTTGAACTTCGGCACCACTCTGCCTTGCACTGAGTTGATCTCATTGTTGCCCGTGTAAGGCGCGTACGAGCTGTGCAGGATCTCCTGCGCCTTGAATTGCTGATCCACGGGTAGCAGGACTTCTTCCGGCTGACTTCTCTTGAGCAAGCCGCGTTCGTTTACCATCTTCTCGAAGATTAGGATCTGCTCTTGCAGACCTGTTACTGAGAAAGCCTGGTTCGTTGCCGAGGCATTGCTGTAAGCGCCGCCGCCCAGCAGGTTATGCGAGCCGATCAGGTTAGCGCCGTCAATGGTCTTGGTGCTTGTGAACGAGTTCACGAGAACAGCAGCTGCGGCCACTTCGATCGTCTGTCTGATCGAGCTGCCAAAGTCTGAGCTGACTTTCTTCATGATCCCGTATTGATCATCATCCCACATTTCGCGCGTTACCTGGAAGCCGAGACCAAAGGCTCCGGGGGTGTAGCGAACTGTGCCGCCTTGAATGGGTTGGTCGTTCTTGATATTCTCGCCTTCAGGCTTGGAGGGAACTGTTCCAAGACCGGCGATCAGTTGATCTTCTTCGTATGCCTTGGTAGTAGGATATACGTTAAAGATCTGTGAATACTCCTCAGCGTGCGCGTCAAGGTCTTCGTAAATGACCGAGAACAGGCCTGTTGCGAGGAGTTGCGAAAATGCACCACGAACTGCTGGCATGTAAGGCTCCTCTCCTTAGACCTGTTGTGCCGCTGCTAGGATCTTGAACTCGACGCGACCATTGAGAGTTCCAACTGAGTCGATCAGTTCGACTACTTCGATGCAGGCGCCACCTGCTACTGTCGTGATATTCTGGTCCACGTACCAGAGGTTATTGGTTGCGTCCTTCGTGAGGCCGTAGATGCTGCCTCGCATTGTGACTGCCAGGATGGCGAGGGTACCGTCGCTGGAGTTTCCCATCGTGCCGGAAAACGTCTGAATTTGGTCGGCGGCCAGGTACTGTGAAGTACCGTCGTTCGGAGGGGCGCCCAAGGCAGTGATAACTGCGAGCGGTTGATTGGGCACCTTTTGAGTTAAGTTCTGCATCTTGGCAACACCACTCGTAGTGAGCGAGGCTCCCGCGACGGTTGAAATGCCAGCGATCAAGGCACTTGCTGCTGAGTTGATCGTGGCGCAGGCCTGGAGGTAACCACCCGAGAGTTGCACTGGAGTACCTTGCAAGTAACTCTGGGTTGCTGCTTCCTGGTCGTTGCGAATGATCGCTATGCCAGACGGCGACTTGGTGCGCCAGTGTAAAATCTGGGTGGCGATGTTGGCTGAAGCGGACATAGAATCTCCTTGGTACTATTTCTTATTGACAGTAAAGGTTGGAGCGCCCTGCTGTTCCGCGTTTGAGATGAACTCATTCGGGATTCCCTCTGCTGCCTCTTCCTGCCGCTTCTCGATGTCGAGTAAGAAGAACTCGTAGTCTTCTTGCGGACACTGCATTAAAATGACGTCGCCGCGCACGTAAGTACCGTCTTCACGGAGACCAGCTGCTTGAATCTTGGGCTTTGCCTTGCCGGCTAGCACCTCTGCTACGTTGGGCTCACGCACAAGCGTGTAGCCGATTGTCTCGAGCCGGATCAGTTCTGAACCGGAGCCTTGTCCTTGGTTGCAGGCCCAGAAATAATGCTGGCCGGATTCTCCACGCACTTCGGACTGATCCTTGCGCATTTTCTTGGAGAGTTCTCTCCAGCGAGCTCGGCGTTCTTCAGGCGAGAGCTCGGAGAGGGGCTTAGCCGAAGCAATTGTGATTGCTGGAACTGGCTTGACGTCAGGCATGGATGCTGGTACTATAGTCTGGCTCATGCGATTCTCCTGTTATCGAGAGTGACTGGGAAGCGTCCGTCACGCATCTTGGTTTCCATGGTACGCCACGTTTCGTGCGAGATACCCAGGCCTGCGGCAACTTGAACTTCGGTTTGATTGAGATCACGGGGGGTTACTGCTGGAGCTGCAGGGCCAGAGCTGCCTTCATTCGAAGCTGCCACGCGAAGGCGATCCGCTTCTTCGGTCCGCAGAATCTGCAAGTTCTTGCCCACGCAGTAGTTGTAAGTAGTTTCCCACCAACCGGGAGCAATCAACATGAGGGGATCAGTGGTGGCTGCAATAGCTTCCATTTGGGGTAGGAGCCTGAACCAGTGCTCCTTACCTTCTTTGGCGATCAGCTTTGCAGTTGCCAGCATGTTCTGTTGAGCTGCGTTCGTCAACCGATTGAACTCATCTTTCGAGACCGTTTGATTGGTGATCATGCTTTGCGTAGCGCTCATAGGATCGTTCGTGAAATCCTCTGCGGTTACACGAGGAGGGGGAGGGGGAGCTGACATTGTTACTGGACCAGTTGCTTGCCGGATCACGAGGTCCCTTTCTCGAGACTGATAGTACTGAGCAATTTCAAGCGGGGTCTTGCCTTCCAGTTCAGCTGGCAAGGCTCCCACGGCACGATCCGTCTCCGAAAAGACCTCATAGCAGCGTTTCATTAACTGCAGTGTGAATTGATTCATGGTTCCTGCTCCTTCTTTTCTCTCTCAGCCTGCTCACGCAGGTCATCAAGCACTTTGTCTACTTCTCCAGGCATGGAACTTAGGATCTTGAGAACTTCCAGGGCTCCTTCTGCCTTGTCTGGCGAGCAGCGTTTATTGAGGACGTCCCTCAGAATTTTGGCCTGCAAGCTGTCCAAGCTGGCCTGATAACTGCTGTAACTGCTCTGGCGAAACAGATCCCTGAGGCTCAGGAAGTGCGCTGGAGGAGCCTGCCTGAGCAGCTTGTCCAGGTTGTCCTGGAGCTGGCATTCCTCCTCCAAGCACCGCTCGCAGATCTGGTAGTAATCTCGAACGTGAATCGATGTTGAAATGGAAAAGTATGCGATCAGCCAGGTCTCGAGCGCCGTCAACGATCTGTAGTAAGAGCTCCCGGACGGGACTTCCTTGAGGAGCGGCAGCGACCATTTGCG